GTTTCGCTCTGCTGACTCTGGCGATAACCTTCGTGGTGCTACATTGGATTATATTTACTTGGATGAGGCAGCATATATGAAGCTTGACTTTATCAATGAAGTTCTACTTCCTATGGTTACTAGAACAGGCGGTAAGGTTTGTGCCGCATCTACCTTCAATGGGCCTAACTGGTTTTACGAGTGGTACAAGGAGGGGCAGATAGAGGAGAATGTTGAGCAGATAAAATCTATTAAGCGTACCTACCTTGACTTAAATGATGAGAATGTGGATAAGACTGTACTTGGGATTAAGAAGAGTATGACCAAGTCGCAGTTTGACCAGGAGTTCTTGTGTAAGCCTGTTAGTGCGAATGCTTTGTTTAGCAATGTTGATGAGGCTGTGGATGAGAATATGAGCAAGGAATGTGAGCGTGTTTACATAGGTATGGATATCGGTGTGGCGCAGGATTATACCGTGCTTACAGCAATAACAGAGGACTACAGAGTTATTGGTATAGACAGATTCAACTTTAAGGAGGAGAATATGGACTCGGAAGAGTTTAAAAACCGAATAAAGGACTTTTACCTACACTACGACAGGGATGGGTTGCTTGCAGCGGCTTATTTTGAGGTTAATAACAACGATTTATTGTTTGATGACCTTACTGAGGATGATCGCCTTTACAAAATGGTTCCTTTTTACACCACTAGTAAGAGTAAACCAGAAATTATTCGTAACTTGATTAAGTTATTTGAGGACAGAATAATTAAAATACCTAACGATACCAACCTTGTGAAGGAGATTTACGATTTCAAGAGTAAGAGAAACCCTATTACTGGAAACTTGCAGTTCTCAAATACTGAGGGCAAGCACGATGATATGGTAATGAGCCTTGCAATTGCAGCGTATTGTGCCTTTGAAGAGCAAGACGGAGGTATAACTATGTTTATATGATCGATTTTAAGACACATATAGAGCTTTTTAAGCAGTTTAATTCAGAAAATGACATAGATGTATATCTGAATAAATTGGAGCCGTTAGAAAGGCTTAAAATGTCTCGGCTCATAAGGGAAACTTATCCCATAAGTGAGAAAGCAGAGGTTAGTGACTACATAAAAGAGAAATTTAGCGTCACCTATGGTGTTGAGCAAGCGGTATTGGGTCAGTTTATTATGCTTGAGCAGATAATTACAGGAAAAACAAAGTTTACTAGCGAGAATCAAAGGGATTTAGAATTCGCTAAACTAATCCTTCGGCCTAAACACCATAAGGAGTTTGATAATGAAAACCCCGATGACGAAAAGCAAAATGAGCAAGATATATTGTCATCACCCGTGCAAGATGTTTACAGTGTCGTAAATTTTTATTTAGAAAACAGAGATTATGTTTTGTTTAAGCAATTCTCAGGTGTGTTTTATGAGATAAACGATGATGAAGAGGATATAGAAGAGGAAGAGAAGGAGAATAAAACAAACGAAAACCTCTTTCATAGCCAATGGTACTGGTATTCTATGGTTAGAATGCTAGCCAAGGAAGACATTACTCGATATGATGAGATATATATGCTTAAAATGTCTAAAGTGCTGCCTGAAATGAGCTACATTACTCAAAAAGAAAAGATAGACAGGGCTGAGGCTAGAAGGCAAGAATCTATGAATAAATTGTAAATTACAAAAATGCTGCTATGAACAATCTATCTGATTTTTACCAGTTAGTAAAAGACTTTTGCACCAATCATAATATGATAAATGAGTTCTTATTCTTAGGGTCTGATGAAGACTTGCAGAACAGAGAATTCAATTACAGAACTATGGTTATGATACCGAGCAGCTCTAATGTATCTAGAGATTTAGCTAGACCCATATATACCTTATCATTTGATTGCGCTTTATTAGACAGGTGTATATCCTCAGATGAATTAGCCTTAGTAAAATCTACAGAAGAAAATCTATTTGTCGTAGGTCAATTCCAAGATTACCTTATACAGCAAGACGAAAACTGCTATATAGACGATGTAGATGTTATGAATATGGTTAGCGAGGACGATAATATAACCTCAGCTATGTTCGAAGTTACGGTATCATTCTCTAGAAAAAATTACAATGCAGGTATAGATAACTAATGTTAAGTCCCCAACAACAGAGAGGAAGACTCAGAGCATTGGTAGTCAGAGAGTTAAGGCGATTTGACGTAAAATCCACCTTTAAGTCTATGCTGAAAGGCAATAATCAGTATGCTAACGGTGGACTAACGCGAAGTATATCTGCGGCAAGGTACGGTAAGATGGTAACTGTGCGATCATCTATTGATGCTCAAACAAAAATACTAGACGATGTAGTTGTAGAGATACAGATACCCTGGGGAAGATACGGAGTTAAGCTTGATTCTGAGTACGGTTCATCACAATATGCCGATTCTCAGATGATCCCTTCATTAGAAGGTCTTGTTAGATGGATAAAGGCTAAAAACATACGTGTGAATTCTTATGTAACCTCTTCACTAAAAAGTGGTGAGAAAAAAACATACGGGCCTTACACAGGTATAACGGGTATGAAGATTATGGCTTACCATATTCAACAGAACATTATAGAAGAAAATGAATTAAGAACACGTTACGACTACGCGGATGATATTAGACTACAGTTTCAAGATATACTTGAGGTAGCTATAAGTGATTGGGTGGCTGAGATGGCAGAAGACCAATACGTAGATGTGTTAGTAGAAATAGAAGAAATATATTAAGATGGCTAAAGGAAAAGGAGATGCAACTCTCGGTAAGTTAAGCAAGAGCTTAGGCTTAATTAATAGCGAACTGCAAACCATTCAGCGTGGTATTCAGTTGATGCGTGAGGCAGGTAAAAGTGCCAAGCAAATCTATACTGAATATGGTAAGCAGTTAGAAAAACTTATCCAAGATGAGGCTAAGTTAAACGAAGAGATAGAGGAGAGAAAAGAACTCGTAAAAAACGAATCAGACACTCTAGCTAAGTATAATTCTCTCCAAAGAAAGTCTACTAAGGAAAGAAAAGATGCATTAAAACAGCTTTCCGATATTGAACTCAAAGAGTACAAGAAGTCAGAGAATGTAAAAAACTCTGGATTAAAAGCCGATAAGAGTAGAAAACTTGCTGCGTTAAAAGCAAACGACAAGCTTGAGCTTCAAAAAATACGTTCATCCAAACTAAGCACAACTAAACGTTTAGAAGCTGAACTAGCTGTACTTAACCGTATTCAAAGAAGGTATAATAAAAGCTCAAAAGAATACAAAGACGCTGAGACTTTAAAAGTAAAAGCTCAAGAAAACGCTCTTAAGGCTAGAGAGAGAAACATAAAAAAATACCGTGATTCAAGACCAAAAGAAGCTGCCGATGTTGGTGGTGGATTCGCTGCTAACCTAAGAAAAGGTTTCTCCGGATCTGAGCTTGGTCGCTCTATTGGTCGTATCACAGGTATTGGTACAGCTGTAGAAGTCTTTCGTGGTATTCTTAACGGTGTTAAACAAGCTTTAGTAGGTTCATTTAAGGCAGCTGTAGACTTTGAGGCACAGCTAGCGCAGCTACAAGCTGTTACTGGTATTAACAACGAGGAACTTTCTAGGCTAGAAAAAAACGTACTTAATGTTGCGGGTAGTACAAAGTTTACTTCAGAGGAAATTGTACAGCTACAAACAGAACTTGGTAAGTTAGGATTTACCGTTGATGAGATTGAAGGAGCTACACTTGCCGTGGCGGAAACGGCTCAGGCACTTGGTGAGCAGGTAGGTCCAGTAGCACAAAAGATTGGTCAGATTCTAAACCAATACAACCTTACGGCAGCTGAAACGGTTAATGTATCGGATACCCTTGTTAGTGTAATTAACTCTTCGGCACTTTCGTTTGAGTCCTTTGGTACAGCCTTGCAGTACATTGGGCCACTTGGTGCTGAGGTAGGCACAAGCTTTAGAGAGACCTCTACTGCGATGGCTATCTTGGCTGATAACGGTTTTACAGCATCTCGTATTGGTACTGGTCTTCGTGGTATTTTAACAGAACTATCTACCACTGGTAAAGACCTTACTACGGTAGTTAAGGAACTCGCGCAAGAAGAGATATCTCTTGGTGAAGCAGTTGACCTTGTCGGTAAAAGAAATGCAGCACAGCTTATTACCCTTATTGAAAACGTAGATGTATTAGAAGACCTTGAGGGTAAATACTACAATGTAGGTGCAGCAGCTATTGCCTCGGCACAGCAGATTGATACCTACGCAGGAAACTTAGACCTTTTAAAGTCTGCATTTAACCGTGTTCAGATTGAGTTTGGTAATTTCCTAAAAGTATCGGGGTTACTACGTACATCGCTAAAGCTACTTGATAGGCAAGGATACGAAACTGCACTTGCTATGGAGTTTTTAGCAGATGTTGATCCTGACAGCTTTTCTGAAGGATTAGGTGAGGCAGCTGAAAATGCAGTCAAACTTGCTGATGCATCAGGTAAATTTGCAAACAGAGAAGAGATATACGCTAAGGAAGCTACAAAACTATTTAAGGATTCATTAAATCCTTTGCAGTTAGAATATGTAGAAAACCAAGAGCGAATTGCAGAGATAGATGCAATGAATTTGCTTACAAAAGGTAGAGCTAAAGACCTTGGGGCAGAAACAGTCGCTGAATTAATAAATGAAAAGAATGAACTAATAAACGCCAACAAGAAGAATAGAGAATACGCTGTTACCTCTGAAGAAAGACTTTCTACCGAAAAGGAAATTGCTCGTCAGATTGGCCGTCAAGCCGAACAGTTTGTTTTATTTAACGCTCGTAACGATATTGAGAAGCAATACGAAGATACATTAAAAGGTCTTCAAGAAAGACGTGATAATGAGAATATGAGTCTTCGCGAGGGTCTTTTACTTAGAACTGATATTAACAATAAAGAGAAAGACCTTAGAGACATAAGAACTGATCAACAAGAGGTTACAACTAAACTTGAAAACACTTTAAAGTCTTTAAGAGCCGATGGAAGTCCTGAGGAAGTTATCAAAGTAGCAGAAAGAGAACTTTCTATTGCTCAAGCACGATTAGAACAGTACGATCAAGAGATTACAAACCTAACTAACGTAAACCTTTCTAAAGAAGAGTTATTTGCTCTTGCACAAAAAGAATATGAATTAGAATTCTCAAGACTTAGAAACTCAATAGCAGAGCGCAAAAATCAATTAAAAGAAGACCAAAAGATACTTGAAATACAAATCAAGACTCGCCAAAATGAGATTGAGAATTTAGCGGTAAAAAAGGAAAATGCTAAAACAGACGAAGAGCGCAAGAAGCTTTCTGAAGAACAATCAGCTCTTATTGACCAACAAGTAAATGCAGAGAAAGAGAGAGCAGAACTTCAAAAGACTGCTAACTCTGATATACAGGGATACCTAGATAGCGTTAATAAGCAATTAGACGATCAAGAAAAGCTTTGGAAGGCTGCTGGTTTTTCTACTGATAACTTAAGGATATTAGAAAAGGCTAATGAGCGTATGAAGCAAATGACTGCTTCTGTAGCTGAACTTACTCTAGATTTACCTGAGGCTTTAGATGCGGCAGATAACCTAGCGAAGTCTCTTCAAGATAGATTTGCTGACGTACTTAAGAACGGTGGTGTATTAAGCTCAGACGATGAAGATGCAATCAACAAAAGTATAGCAGAAACATTTGCTGGTTTCAACCTTACCGATGATCAGATGCAGGTTATATCTGACTATATATACTCTAACCTCACACCGGGTAAGAAGACTAAGGATGATATAATTAAAAACACTAAAAAGCTTTTAAATGATATCTTTGGAGAGATTGCAGATGCGGCTAAGGCTTACAATGAAACGGCTTTACAAAATACTACCAACAGATTAAATGCCGAGTTAGATGCAATAAAAAACAGATACAAGGTTGAAGGTGATATCTTAAAATCTCAGTTAGATAATCAGTTAATTACCGAGTCCCAGTTTAGAGCAAAACAAAAAGAACTTAGACAAAAGCAACTTGCTGATGAGAACGATATCAATAAAAAGATATTTGACGCTCAAAAGAAATCAGACTTGAATATAGTAGCGGCAGAAACAGCTGAAGCTTTATTCTCAAACATACTTAACAACTACGAAAAGTATGACTTTACTACTGCTGGTATTTTATCTATACTTAGTACAGCAGCTATTGGAGCAGCAGGAGCTGCTAAAGCTGATGCTATTAGAAGACGTAAATTCTTCCCTGTAAAATACGAAGAAGGGGGTATGGTTAACGGGCCATCACACGACCAAGGGGGAGTGCCTTTTACTGTTCAAGGTCAAGGTGGATACGAGATGGAAGGTGGAGAGTTTATTGTAAACAAGAAAGCCGCTGCTATGCATAGAGGTTTGCTTGAAAAGATAAACAGCTCTTATAAAGTTCCTGTTTCGCAATCAGCTTATAAATTTGCCTCTGGTGGTATGGTTAACTCTAATGTTAATGAAAGTGTAGATTATCTAAAGGCTATCGCTGAAGCTACAATTTCTACAGCTATAAGTACAAGTAAGCCAGTAAGAGCTTTTGTATCAAGCAAGGACTTGAGAGCAAATGAGAATGAAAGAAGATTAAGAGATAGAAACGACAAGATATAATGAGCGACTATAATTTTTACGGCACTAATACTCCCGTTGCATTAAACACGGGGTTGTGTACCGTTACAGATGAAGAGACTATAACTGCTACGAACCCTTTCGGATCACCTGGTGATGTAGTCTATATAAAGATAAATGAGACTCAAGGAGTAGTAGTTGTAGTTCAAGACAGTGTAACTAGAGGAAAGTTTGATAAGTTTATATATTCTAATGTTCCTGCGGTAGCATCTACCTTTACACCGTCTGTTGCGTACTACTTTGATATTGCTTCTGATTTACTTCACAGTAACGTAAATAGCTACAAGATAGAAACTTCAACAGGTTTAGCACTGTACTCTGAAAGCTACAGACCTTATAAGACTTCTTTTGATTACAAGCTAATTGTAGATGATACTAGAAGGTTTTTTAACGGAGATGTTAAAACACTTATATCGACTACTTGGACAGTATTTAAGGACAGCTGTGATGACTTAGCATACCTTGTAGCTTTTGGTGGAGATAGTATCATAACACTAAACAACAAGTTTAAGTCTTCTTTAGAGTTTAAAATAGCAACTAGATAATGGTTTTTAAATTAGAGATAAGAAGAAGTAATTCATCATTCGTTCCAGTTGATTTATTTCCAGACCCTCAGCTAGAATACAACGTAGACTTCTATGACAGCTTAGAGCCGAATAAGATACGTCTGCCTTTCTCTAGCTCAATGAAGATACCGATGACTACTCTGAATATGAGTGCATCTAGGTTTGCTTATAACCCCTTGGTAGACACTAAGGATTTATTTCCTAAAGACCCCTTCTTCTTTAAGATTACGGTATTCGGATCGTCAAACGTGGATATAGAGGGGTTGCTTAATGTGCAAGCATTTGAGTATTTATCTGACGAACCATACATAGATATCAATCTAGATGACTTTGTAAGTAAGTACATTAGTGATTTAAAGGATGCAACTATAGCTGAGGTCTACGATGCAGATACAACTTCATACGGAGATTACTTTAGAGGAGACCATACTTTTCAGACTTTTTTCTTTACTGCTCAAGGTGGTGGAGAGCAAGGAGTTATAGGTCAAAACCCTACAGACCGACCAATTATATTTCCATATATAGATTTCTGTAACGATGTAGATGGCAAGTTTGGTTATGGGGCACGTCAGTTTACTGAGTACGGTACAGGTATGGATAGAGCAGGTATAGTACCTGTATTCTCTGTAAAGAACTTCCTAACTACATTAGGTTATTGGATAACTGCCCAAGGCTTTAACACTCGTGTAGACAGTAAGCTATTTGCGCTTAACTATACTGAGGCCATACCAGACTTTGAGGCTGAGAAGTTGCAGATGCTTATCCCTTCTAAATTAGAGGCTGATGTAGCTACAAACACTAGAGACTTCTTTCTCCGTCAAGCCCCATTTTGGGTAGGTACAAATGAAAACCTATACGGTAAAACAGATTTAAGTGGTAACGATAAGATACTCGTTACTAACTGGTTTGAATCTATGGAGACCTTTGGAAACTTTGGGCCTCATACAGTAGACCCAGAAGACCCTAATCAAACTATACCCGTAACCAATCAAACGCAGTTTGGACTAGACGCTACTAATGCTGCTTACCCAGAGAATGAAGCCTTTGGAAATGAGAGAGGGTACTTCGCTCCTTTTATGTCTTACAATTCAGCTATATCTTACAGGTCAGGTAATGCTTTTGCAGACATAGCAGAGATAAAGTTTGAAGTGCCTATCCTACAAGAAGATAAACTTGTATATCAGTTGCTTCCAGCCGCAGCTCAAACTACTATGACACTAGGTATATTCATAGGGGTTTACGAAAACGGAGAGTTAGTAAAGAAGCTGAGGCTAGAAGACTCTAATGGAGATGCCATAGTATTAAATGCTTCTGAAGCTACTGCTGTTGCAGGTTTCTCTAACAAGACCGATCATACAGGTCAAGCTGGACATCACTACTTTAACGATACATTCTCTGACAAGTATGTTATCTTTGATACTGGATTTACAGATGTAAAAGATATGCTTGTTTGGAATCTAGTTGACTTAGGATTAAACCAATTATACTTGCCTGAAGAAGAGTTAGAAATAAGTGGAGAAAGTAGATACGGTATAAACTACTTTATAGAGCCTATACAGGGAGAGCTTTATAGTTTAAATGCTACAAATATTGACCCTCACGGATCAAGTCACTATGATGCAAATACCCTAGTTAATCTATCAGCTACTGTTTCTGATATAAGAAAAGCTATTACACGAATAGAGGATTATGGTCAGCTGAATATCAAGCTTAGAGCTAATGCTAACTTCAATCCTTATTTTACTAATGATGTTTATAACCTAAAGGACTCTTTAGAGAACACAGCTACCCTTACTCCATACGAGGTATTATTAGCTATATGTAAAAGATTTAATTGTGGAATTTACTACGAGAAAGCAGGTAGTCAAAACATACTAAGGATAGACCCGCTTCATTTGATGAGAAGCGGAAATCAAGATATAAATGACTTAGTAGATGACCTTAAGTCTGTAAAGGTATACCTTGGAGGTGACAAAGTCAAGGATTTGACGTTAAATAATAAAGATTATGGACTTTATTTTGATGACGAGTACGATAAAGATATCATTATAGGGAGCACTACACAAGAGATAAACCCAGATGGTGTCTCTGATTTAGTGGTAGATTTTAAATCTTCTATATACTATAAGTCTGTATGTGGTGAAGCTTTATTCCAAATAGATAATGAGAACCTAATAAACGGTATTGTATCATCTAGAGAAGTTGCTTTTACTCCAAATTTATTTAGTAAGCATCAAGACATTGGGTTAAGGTTTGCATATGTGGATAAGCCTTTGTTCAATACAATTATAAAAAGACCAAAGGTGGTTAACAGCGAACAGAGACCTAATATATTCACTATCACACAGAGAATATACGAAGACTGGGAGCCACACGTATTTAACGGTAGATTATTTCATTATAATACTGAAGGATGGAATCTATTAGCTGAAGATGAAGACGGTAACACAACAGACTACTACACCTTCTATACGGATAACGAAAAGATAAAATATTCTAACAGTCCCGTTATAGAATTTAATATGGTGCTACAAACCTCAGAGCTTGCATCTTTAGACTTCTTCTTTAAGACATTAGGATCAACTAGAATCAATCAGTCTGATATCTTGATAAAGAGTGCAGAGGGAGAAGTGTTTGAAGATTACGCTTACTTGACTATTAAAGGATTACTACAATAATTGTAAATTAATACAATGGCTACATACAACGACTACCCACAATCTGCTACTAATAACGCCAAGAAAGTTCTTGAGTGGAGGAAGAAGTATGGGAACGAAGTTAAGGGAATGACTTCTGTGGGCTGGACTCGTGCAAACCAATTAGCATCAAGAAGAAAACTATCGTATGAGACTATTGCAAGAATGGCTGCTTTTAATCGCCATAGAAAGAATGCTGCGATTGACCCTAAGTATAAGGACACGCCTTGGAAAGATAGAGGCTATGTTGCTTGGCTTGGTTGGGGAGGAACGAGCGGTGTTAACTGGGCAATTAGAAAAGCTGAGTCTATACGAAAAGGAACAGTTAAGGCAAGTGCAGATGTGGCTAACGTCCCGTGGGGTGACCGTAAAATCAAGGATAAAAAATAACTACAACGGTTTTTTTGACAGATTTAAAATAAAATAAAATGGATAAACTACCATTATTTGATATATCATTAGAAGACATCGCTCAAGGGATGTACAAGATTTCTCTTGTAGACAAGCCCGCTATTGAGGAAGACTTTATTCACTTCAATGAAGTAGAGAAAGTACAGATGTTTGCTGATGAAAAAAAGAAAGAGGTTGTAGGGCCTATTATGATTCCTAATAAGGAAATTCTACGCTTCTCACCCGATATGGGATACTACTATGTGCGATTCACTGAAGAGACTATTCAGCAAATTATGTACAAGTATTCTAAGGAAGGACTATTTAACGCATTTGGTATTAACCACTCCTACGATACTGATGAGGTGGTTATGCTTGAAGTTTGGACTAAAGAAAGTGATAACGATAAGTCAGTAGACTATGGTTATAACTTACCAAACGGAACCGTATTCGTAAAGGCAAAGATTGAGTCTGACGAATTATTTACTGCAATTGAAAATGGAGAGATTAATGGTTTCTCTATTGAGATTAAAGCGGATATTAAACCAACAATTAATAACGAAGAACAAATGAATGAATTTGCTTTCGCCAAAGAACTTGGTAAGTTAGAGGCTCAATTTGAGGCTATGATGAACAAGTACGAGGCAAGAATTGAGGCTTTGGAGAACGAGAATAACTCGCTCTTGGAAGTTATGACATCTTTTGAAGAAAAGTTCGCTGGCGTTGAAGACCTAAAGTCTGCCGTTGAAATGATTCAAAAGCACATTGAAAGTATGGGTGCATCTCAAGAAGAAGAAAAAGAGATGGGCGAGCATACCGAAGATGAAGAGAAAAAAGAAATGGCTTCTGATGATAAAGAAGAGGAAATGACTTCTGACGAAGAAGAAATGGCCTCTGAAAAAGAAGAAGAGGTTATGAAGGAAGAAGAGAAATACTCTGCTGAGGAAGAAGCTAACGAGTTGGAAGTTGAGGAGCAATTTGCTGCTGAACAAAAAGCTGAGGAAGTATCTGAATCTGTAGAAGACAAGACAGTTGTTTTTGATGCCATCACTCCAGAAAAGATGAACATCATCAATAACTTCTTCAACCGTAAGTAATTATTGTAAATTAAGTAAAACGAATCATTTTTAAAACTAATATAAAATGGCAAATAATATGAATTTCGGTGTTACAGGTGTAACTGGTGATTGGGGAGACCGCAGACCAGACTTGTTTATCGACACAATGGTTAAATCAGCAGCTGTACTTAACCGTTTCTCTATCGTTGATGGAGTAAAAAGTAAATTGAACGTACCAATCTTCTCTGTATCTGCTCAAGCAGGTGACGGTGACGGCTTTGTAGCTGGTGCTAACTGTTCATTCGATGAGACTTTCGATGCAGCAGTAACTGAGAAAGAGATGACTGTTCAGACTTTCCACTGGGGCTTCAAAAACTGTAAGGATGCACTAGAGTCTTCTTACCGTGGATTGATGCTTAAGAAAGGTCAGTTAAACCCAGAAACATTGGATGCTGAATTCCGTTCTTGGATTTTTGACCGTTTCGCTAAATTGGCTGCTCAAAAAGCTTTAGTTCAAGCTAACACTGAACTACTTGCTGAAATGAAAACTGGTGGCGATGCTGTACCTGCTGGTCAAGTTCTTGATATCGGTGCTACTGCTATCTCTTCTGCAAACATCTTAGACCATATGGAAAGTGCATATGAGAAAATGTCTGCTGTAATGGTTGCTGCTGTATACGGTGATGCTGATCGTGAGTTCAAGCCTGCTTACTTCTTAGGAAGCGTTGCTTACCAAGCTTACCAAATCGCTATTGCTAACAAGCACACAACTACTCCTGAAGGTATCATCAAAGGTGAGATTCCAACATACTACGGTATGGAAGTAATCCATATGCCATCTTTGAGTGCTGATCACTTCTTCTTATCTGCTCCAAGTAACTTGGTATTGTTGACAGATAACTACAATGATACTGGTGCTATCGGTAACGAATACGAAGCTAAAGAGCAAGCAGAATACTTGTTTGGTCGTTTCAAGTTAGGTTTCGATTACTACAAGGGTGAGGAAATGGTTCTCGCTTACGATGCTGCCTAATCATAATTAAATAATAACGGAGGGGCCTTGTGCCTCTCCATTTAATACCTTATAAATAATGGCTTGTAATACTGTAATTGCTGGAGTTTCTTACTCTTGTGATGACCTAGCCCTAGGAGGGCTTACAAAAATCTACATTGGCGATAAAGCTAATCTTGTTAGTAATAGCTTGGTTGCTGTAGCTGGAAATGTAGTTACTATTACTCCTGCAACGGCTGACCTTCTTGCTGATGGTGATGTCTTTGAATTGGAGTTTAACATCAAGGACGGCTTCTCTGCTTTCACTGATGTAAAAACTATCGCTGACGGCTCTGTTTCTGCTGTACCTACTATCACTGTAGAGATTCCAAAAATGTCTGGTACTCACCGTGATGTACTAGAAGAGCTAGCTAACCCTAACGCTGAGATCGTAGCTTTCATTGAGACTGCTGCTGGTACTCACCACTTGGTTGGATTTGACTACGGACTATTTGTTTCTACTGTTGACGGTGCTTCAGGTGCTGCTCGTGGTGACAAAAACCGTTACCAATTGACTTTGACTGGTGAGCAGTCTAGTCTTGCTTACGACATCACAGACGCTGAGTGGGCTGACGTTGCTTAATAAGCAAAACTTGTAAATTAACACAAGGGGGTAGGGATCAAACCCTGCCCCTTTTTTTTATACTTAAATTATGGCTTTCAACTGTTCAATATTACTAAGCGATATTGATATTAATTGTAACAAAAAAGTTACGGGTGGTATCAAGAAAGCTATTCTAATGCTACAGAGTGATATTACTATCACCTTTGATCCATTAGATGAAACCCTTGTATCTTCTGTTGCTACGGCAAACACTGTTACATTTGAACACAATGTAAAAGATGGTACAACTACATTCACAGAAAACAAAAACACTTCTAACGGATTAGGAGTTGTTTCAACTAATATCACTATTCAGTCACCAGCGGTAGACAATAAGGTCAATAAGATTGACTATATGAGCCGCAGAGAAGACATTGTAGCGGTTCTACTGCACAATAATGACTCTGTTACTATATCGGGTTGGATGGATGGCTTAACGATGAACTACGAGGCTAATAGTGGTACGGGAGTATCGGACAAGTCTTTCGTAAACATCACACTAAACACAGAAAGTGGGATTGCATCTTTAGTTCTTGATGACAAGACTCCATTTACTGACCAAACAATATTTGCATAATGGCTTACAGTTACAGAGGTACAGGATATTTATCTGATGCTGTAACTACTGACACTGGAAGAAAGGTATATCTTTTCAGAAGCGGTGGTTATCAAGGTTCTTCTACTGAGGTAGGATATAAGAACTTTGGTATTCGTGTGTTTGATGATGGTGGTACTATAGAGTCTTACGATTGTATATCTGCTGAACTTACGAGGTTACAGAATATAAACTCTGAGACAGGTCTGTTAGCATTCTTACTTGAGGATATTCCAAGCAGTGCTACTATAGAGGCTAAGAGTTGCTTATTGGCATCTTACAATGAACTTACTGCAATACAAATAGGATAATATGAGTAACGCATTTGACAAGGCATCTTTGGTGATGCTACCCCACGCATACGAGGATGGTAAGGTATATAGCTTAAAGCCTACGGATAGGAGTGGTGACTTTACTTTTAGTAGAGGAACGGATACTGCTACGAGAGTAGGTGAGGATGGATACATCAAGAAGGAGACTCAAAACCTAATCTTGCAGAGTAATCAATTTGACACTACTTGGACTCAATCAGCCGTAAGCGTTACAAGTGGTCAGAGTGGCTATGATGGCACTAATAATGCTTGGTTGCAATCTAAAACATCAGGCTCATATGTAAACATTGCACAATCTGTTTCTATTAGTGGAGTTTGGACTTTAAGTATTTATGCAAAGGCTAATACTTTAGATTCTATTACTTTTCGTAATCAATCTGATGGTTCAGATTGTGATTTTGATTTAACAAACGGAACGACTTCAACTAATAATACAATAGCACCCTCAATAAATTTAATTAGCAATGGGTGGTATAAATGCTCTGCAACCTTTATTGGTTCTTCAACTCAAATTGCAGTATATTTAGGCTTTGGTAATTCAACCGCAGGTTCTGTATTTATCCAAGATGCCCAACTTGAGCAGGGACTTGTAGCAAGAGACTACATAGAAACAACTACAGTACCTGTATACGGAGGGTTAACGGATAATATGCCTCGTTTAGATTATACAGATGCTACTTGTCCTTCGCTGTTACTTGAGCCGAGTAGGACTAATTTGATTACTTATAGTGAGTATCGGAGTGGTGGAACTAATGCATCGGTTGTGAACAACTCAACATTATCTCCAGAGGGTGTTTCTAATGGTTGTTTGTTTGTTGAAAACACAGCTTTAAATTCTCACGGAATTCAATTTTCTAACACAATACCAACTAACGCAAATGCTGTAAATTATACAATTAGTGTATTCGCAAAAGCAAAAGAGAGAGAAGGACTTCAATTGAGCTTTTTTGGTGATTCTATTACTTACAATTCAAATTATTTCAATATAGTTAATGGAACTACCGATGGAGACCCCAACACTCACAAGATAGAGAATTATGGTAATGGATGGTATAGATGCTCTTTCACTGCAAGTGTTTTAAATTCTACGGGTGGATATAATCTTGTAAGGTTTATTATGTATAATGGTTCCTCCAGTTATTACACGGGAGACGGTACAAGTGGATTATATATGTGGGGCCTACAAGTAGAACAAGGCTCTTACCCAACCTCGTACATTCCTACTTATGGTAGCGCACAGACGAGGGCTGCGGATGTTTGTATAGATGCAGGAAATGCATCAACCTTTAATAGTGATGAAGGTGTATTGTATGGTGAGATTTCAAAACCAACAACCATTCTACCAACTTATAGTTTAATATCGCTTAATAATGCAGCAGCTAACAACGATGGCAACTCTGTCACAATTGGATTTAACACTGGCGATGATTTATATTTTAGAGTTAAAGCAAGTGCAACAAATATATTTGTTCAACAAAATATACCTGCGAATGCAAATCAATTATACAAAGTAGCGTTAAAATATAAAAGTGGAGATATAAAGGTTTTTATTGACGGAGTAAATATTGTGAGTTCCACATCAACTTTTTCATTTAATGCGACATTAGATAATATTTCATTTGATTATAATGGAAACGGAGTATTGCCTTTTTACGGCAACACAAAACAACTCCTTGTATTTCCCACGGCCCTATCCGATGAAGAATGTATAGCCCTAACAACTTTATAATATGGCAGATTTTCCATTATTAAACGAAGCGTCCCTTGTAATGATACCAGGGGCAACTAAAGAAGGAAAGGTATACAGCCAAGTACCTACAGATGGTAGTGGTGACTTTACCTTTACAAGAAGCACTTCTGCTACGAGA